ACATTATCTTTGCAAGTCCTTCAAAAAGTAGAATAAGAAACCTACAGTCTATAGGCCGTGGGTTAAGATTAGGCGACAATAAGGTTAATGCGACATTGTATGATATAGCAGATAATCTAACTTATAAATCAAAAGAAAACTTTACATTAAAACATTTTCAAGAAAGGATAAACATCTACACCGAGGAAGAGTTTGAGTATGAAATACACAATATCGACTTGAAGGAATAGATAAATAGTTATATGGATAAATTAATAGAACAGCCAGATAATAATATTGTTGATTATCGCATAGTCCGTTTAACTGACGGAAGTGTGTTGGTTGGTAGTATTACAATAGATAAAGATTTTCTAAGAATACAAAACCCGTTACAATTAAAATCAGTACCAAGAATTACATCATATGGGGTTAAAGATGATTCAGTATTAGAACAATGGATTCCTTTTACAGATGATAAGTTATTTGTTATTCCAAAAGATAAGGTACTAGTTATATCAAAAGCAGCTAAAGAATTAGCACACTACTATGAAGTTATATTAAATAAATTAACGACTGTAAAGGTTAAAGTTGCTTATTCAGCTGAAGAAATAGATAAGATTATGAATCTTGCTGATGAGATGGAGAAACAATTAACAGAAGAAGAACTTGAAGAGTTTAAAGAAAAATATGATGCAACTAAACTTAAAACAGTACATTAAGGTTACTAGGTTTAGCCCACCTCAAAGCGACTACATAGTCGATTATACACATATTCCTATCAATGTCAAGCACACTAAAATAATTAATTGATATGCTTGCATTTTACCAAAAACTGTGTTACAATACATTAAAGAAAGTTGAAAAATATTATGAAAACAAAAGCACACAAACCTCATTACGTTGACAATAAAAAGTTTCTAGAGGCGATGATTGAGTACAGAGCAAGATGTACTAATGCTGAAGAACAAAAAGAAAGTAAGCCAGATGTTACAAATTACATTGGTGAATGTTTTCTAAAAATTGCAAATCACTTATCTTATAGACCGAATTTTATTAACTATACATATCGAGATGATATGATATCAGATGGTATAGAAAACTGTTTACAATATATGAGTAATTTTAATCCAGATAAAAGTAAGAACCCATTTGCATATTTCACACAAATAATTTACTTTGCATTTATAAGAAGAATACAAAAAGAGAAAAAACAAATGCAGATTAAATCTAAGTTAATAGCAAATATAGGTGTTGAAAATATGATGGATCAATTAGCAGGAGACGATAAACAATATCAAAGTCAATTGCTTGATTTTCTACAAAGAAATTTTAGAGAAGAAGAACCAACAAAAAAATAACATATGCTAATTGCCCTACTAAACGATACACATTTCGGTGCTAGAAATGATAGCAGTATATTTGATGATTACTTTTATAAGTTTTATGATGATGTATTCTTTCCTTATTTAAAAGCACATAACATTAAAACACTTATTCATTTGGGTGATATTGTTGATAGAAGAAAATATATTAACTATAGAATAGCACACAACCTTAGACATAAGTTTTTGAATAGATTGTGGGAAGATAAAATTGATACACATATACTTATTGGTAATCACGATATCTATTATAGAAACACAAACAAAGTGAATGCTGTAAAAGAATTATGCACAGCAGCTGATGGTGTAAATGAACCTTGGATATATGAAGATCCAAAAGTAGTAGATTTTGACGGCACTAAAATTTTAATGATGCCTTGGATTAATCCAGAAAACGAAGCACATTGTTTAGAAATGTTAAACACAGCAGAGGCTGATGTTTGTATGGGGCATTTTGATTTAAACGGATTTAGAATGATGGATCATATAGTACAAACACATGGCCATGATAAGAAGATTGTATCACGATTTGAAAAAACATATAGTGGTCATTTTCACCATAAGAATGATGATGGTCAAGTATTCTATTTAGGTAGTCAATACGAAATGACTTGGTCAGATTATAATAATCAAAAGGGGTTTCATGTATTTGATACTGAAACAAGAGATATTAAGTTTGTTCCGAACCCACACATTATATTTAAAAAGTTGACATATAATGATACTGAAACAAATTATGATAAGATGGATATATCAGACTACAATCAAAAGTTTATTAAGTTGGTTGTAGTAAGTAAAAAAGATAATCAAATGTTTGATAGACTACTTGATAGATTATATAACAAGATAAGTGTACATGAGCTTAAAATACTAGAAGATTATTCTGACCTCAATCATACCAATGTCAGCGATGATGTTGTTGAGGGGTCTGAAGATACGATTACATTAGTTAATAATTATGTAGATCAATTGCCAATAGACTTAAACAAAGATAAATTAAAAATTATGATTAAAGAAAAGTTTATTGAGGCACTAGATAGTGATATAAAAGATGATAATATTTAAAAAAATAAGATATAAAAACTTCCTATCAACAGGTCAACACTTTATAGAGATAGATTTAAATAAATCAAATGCCACATTAGTTATTGGCGAAAATGGTGCAGGTAAGTCTACCATGTTAGACGCTTTATGTTTTGGTTTATTTCAAAGAGCATTTAGAGCAATCAAGAAAGATCAATTAATAAACTCTATTAACGAAAAAGAATGTGTTGTTGAAATAGAATTGACAGTAGGTCAAAAAAATTATAAGATTATAAGAGGCATCAAACCAAATATATTTGAAATATGGTGCGATGGTGATATGTTAAATCAAGACGCTGCCGTAAGAGATTATCAAAAACATTTAGAATCAGTAATACTTAAATTAAACTTTAGATCATTTACACAGGTTGTTATATTGGGTAATGCTTCGTTTGTACCATTCATGCAATTAAGAGCAAGACATAGGCGACAAGTAGTAGAAGAAATATTAGACATTGAAATCTTTTCTAAAATGAACCTATTGTTCAGAGAAAAACAAAAATCACAAGATGAAATAATCAAACAAACAGACTTTAATTATCAAATGGTAAATAGTAAAATTGAAGATAAGAAAACCTATATTGATGATATTAGCAATCGTAGTAAAGATTTAGTAGATTCTAAAAAACTAGAATTAACAAAAGCTGATACTGATATAGAAAATTATAACGAAGATGTTAGAAGTGTTAAAACAGATATTGCTGGTTTACAAAAACAAATAATAGATTCTACAAAAATAACAACCAAACATCAAAAATTACATACAATGGAAGCAAAGTTAGAAAACACTTGCAACAAACATAAAAAAGATTTAAGGTTCTTTGAATCGCATGATGATTGTCCTACTTGTCAGCAAGTTATTGATGCGGCATTTAAATCTACAATGATTGATAAAAAGAAAGATAAAGTTACAGAGTTAGATGTGGCACTAGGTCAAATCGAAACAGATATCAAAACTAATGAAATGAAACTTGATAATATTAATAAAACAATGGTTCTGATAAGAGAAAAAGAGTTGTTGATTAATCGTTATGAAACATCAATTAACCAAATAGAAAGTTTTAAAAATAAAATACAAAAAGAAGTAGATGACCTATCAACCGAAAATCAATCTACAAGTGTTCAAGTCGGCGAGTTGAATCAGCTGCAAGAACAATTGGTTGATTTAGAAAAAGATAAGATATCACAAAAAGATGAAATGATTTATATAGATGCGGCCAGACACCTTATGCAAGATACAGGTATCAAAACTAAAATCATTAAACAATACTTACCAATAATGAATCAGTTTATTAACAAGAATTTAGCAGATATGGACTTCTTTGTTAATTTTAGTTTAGATGAAGAGTTTAACGAAACAATCAAATCTAGACACCGAGACGAATTTAACTATCACTCATTTAGTGAAGGTGAAAAGTTAAGAATAGATTTAGCAATACTATTTACATGGCGAGAAATTGCTAAATTAAAAAACTCTACAAATACAAATCTATTAATACTAGATGAAATATTTGATAGTTCGCTAGATACTTCAGGCACAGATGAGTTTATGAGAATATTACATACCACTATGGATAAAGAAAATGTCTTTGTTATATCTCATAAGGGCGATACTCTAATTGATAAGTTCCCTAGGGTAATGAAGTTTGAAAAACATAAAAACTTTACAAGGATGGCAGAATAATGACAGATAAACTAACACCAGAAAAGATCGAAGAAGCAGCAAGACACTTTGAGAATATACAAAAAGGTAAAGTGTTAATTAAACCAGAAGAAAAAACAGTTAATGACAAAATAAAAGATATGCACGAGAATCTAAAGAAAAAAGATCCAGAAACTTATCCTTTAATACCACCTACTGATCCTAGACTATTGATGCAGATTGCACCTTTTACAGATGATATGCTAAAAGAGTTTAAAATTTTAGACAGAAAAGAATTATCTAAAAAAATGATTAAGACTATGAACAAATATGGCGGTATAGGCTTATCGGGCAATCAAGTCGGATTACCATTTCGTATGTTTGTTATGGGGCATCCACAAATAGAAGAAGGTAAAGAAAGAAGTATTTTTAATCCAGTTGTTATTGATGTTAGTCCTGAAACTGAGCTAATGAAAGAAGGTTGTTTGTCTTTTCCTTTCTTATTCTTATCAATATCAAGACCAAAGTGGGTAAATGTAAAATATACAGATGAGAATGGTGAAGAGGTTGAAGAGTTTTTACATGGTATGTCATCAAGAGTGTTTCAACACGAAAACGAACATATGAATGGTTATGTGTTTACAGATTTAGTAAGTAAGCTTAAATTAGACAGAGCAAAAAAAACACAAGTTAAACTTATAAAAGAAACGATTAAGAATCAACAAAATAGATTGAGAGCAGAAGTTGAAAATAAATAGAGATTTTTTTGAAAGTGTAATAGATGTAGGAAGTGGATTCTTTTTATCTATCATAATACAGTTGACAGTATTTCCTTTGTTTGATTTACATCCAACAATATTTGAAAACTTTTATATTGCAATAATATTTACAGTTGTTTCAATGACACGCTCAACACTATGGAGAAGATTCTTTAGAAAAAGAAAAAAATGAAAACACTTCAAGATAGAGTTGATGATTTTTTTAAATGGGTCAAAGGCACAGAGTTAGTTGAACTAACAGATATAGATGTGTCGGAAGATCCTGTAAGACCAGAGTTAGATTTAAAATTTCGTACAAGTTTTGGCAGAAAGATTTTTGGTTTAAAATATAAAGATAATATTGAAGGTATTATCTGTGTGGCACACACAAATGAAATACCACAAACAGTAAGAGAGTTAGATTTATTAAGTCAGCTTGCAAAAGACACAGGTACTATTGCTGTTGCATATACTGTATGGTCTAGAAAAAGAGGTGCAGGTAGACAAATCATAGAAAAGTTTTTAGACTTTATAAAAGATCAAAATCAAATAACACAGTTGGTTACATTGTCGCCCTTGACACCTATGGCTACACATTTTCATATAAGTAATGGAGCAAAGTTGTTACAGATTAATTCAGAAACACAAAACTTTGAGTATCAATGGAGAATAAAATGAAATTAGCTTTGATTATAGCATTACCAGAAGAAACAAAATATATTGATTTTAATAATATCTATGTGTCTGGTGTTGGTAAAGTTAATGCCACGATTGCTGCCATGAAAGCAATACACGAGGGTGCAGATATGATTATAAATTATGGATCAGCAGGATCAGTTAATGATATTAAAGGCCTGGTTGAAGTGACTGGATATGTTGATAGAGATATGGATGCTACGGCAAATGGATTTGAACTAGGACAAACGCCGTATGAAGATGGCGTTATAATAGGTTCTAGAGGACTAGTGTGTGGTAGTGGTGATACATTTGCAACTACTAAACCTAAAATAGAATGTAATATTGTAGATATGGAAAGTTATGCAATTGCTAAAGTTTGCAAAACATATAATGTAAAATTTAAATGTTACAAATATATTTCAGATCATGTTGATGAAAATTCATCTAAAGACTGGAAAGAAAATGTTAGTAAAGGTAATAAGTTGTTTCAAGGACTATTATCTATAATAACAGGAGGAGAATAAAATGAATAGACCAATAATGAAAGAACTAAACTTACAACCTCACCTAGGCGACTTATCAAAAGTAGCAGGTGTATTAGATAATTTAGATATGACAAAAGTAAAAACAAAATATGCCAAGACTGGTTGGGATGCTATATCTCTACATGGTTACGGATCTGAACCAACTGATATATTAAAACCTGGTGTATTAAAGAGTTCAGTAAACATAGATACTAAACTACAATGGACTACATTAAAAGATAATGATGTCATGAAACCTGTATTAGGAATGTTAGAGAACTTACCATGTGAGTTTGAAAGAGTTAGATTTATGAAACTAGAAGCTGGTAAAGTTATCGGTAAACATACTGACAAGATAGATAAACAAATTGGTTTTGATGATGGTGATATAGTTAGAATACATATGCCAATTAGAACAAACAAACAAGTTATATTTACTTTATATGAAAGTACCAAAGATAAAGATGGCACAGAGTATAATTTAGAAACTGGTCATTATTATTATACAGATGTAACTAGAGCTCATGCTGTAAGAAATACTAGTGATATTGATAGAATACATTTAGTTGCCGATTGTTACTCTAATGAAAACCTTAGGGCTTTACTTTTAAATTAATCTGTGTTATACTAATCA